TTTTGTGGGTTCTTTTTTACCGCAGCTGCGAAACCGGCTACTGTCATTTTCCGCTTTTTAGCTTTGGCAGTAAATGCGCCAGGCCTTTTGATTGCCTTTTGGATCCATTTTTTATCAGATGATTTTGCCATTTCTTAAAACCTTTTGATTTAAAATAAACATCGAAATGTTTTAAATTACTTTTTCTTCTTCTTCTTTACAATTGCCGCCTGAATAAATGGAGGTAGTTTTTTCTGAGCTGGTGTTAAACCATTTGTAGCCTTTTTTGCTACTACTTTTTTCTTTTTCATTGCCATAATTATTCCTCTAATCTTAAACTAAGACTAAGGCTTTAGCCTCAGTACATCTTCTTTCCGCCCATTTTCTTATAACCGCCCATTTTCTTTGAGCTGCCCATTTTCTTTGAGCTCCCCATTTTCTTGGAACCTCCCATTTTTTTCTTCATCATGACACCTCCTTCTTTTTGTTAGACTCACTTGATTTACGATAGTGCCACATCATATGATCAGTCATTTGATTATCAACCTTATCTACCTGTTCATCAACATGATCTATTTTATGATGGAGTTGTAGAATTTCATCTTTAACGTCAACAATCATTGATGAAACTATATTATGGTCATTCTTATTTTCTTTGCGCCCCTTTTGAACCAGCGCTGCCAATACGGCACCAATAGTAGTAATGGTTGCAACGATGACGGCTTCCATCTTAGGATCCTTTAACCCATTTCTTGGAAGAAGACTTTGTCTTACTTGGGCTCCATTTAACTTTATTAGCCCAATAAGCCGCAGACATTTTGCCTTTGGAAATATTTTTTGCGTGCCGTGAAGCAAATGCTTTTCTCTGACCGACTGTCTGATTAGTTTTTACACCCTGCTGGCCAAACCGAATGGTTTTAACTTGAGCCCCCTGCTTTGCTACGACTATATGAGACTTAGTTGGATGGCTAGGTGTTCTTTTCGGTTTATTGTAGCCACTGACTCCAGCCTTTGCTAAACGTGGATCTTTTTTAGCTGCCATTACTTTTTCTTTCTACGTTTTTTATTTTTTAGAATAGCGCCATTAGACTTTTGGTTATTGACACCCATTCTTGGTCCACTAATATAAATAAACTTTTTAATAGACATTACTTGTTTTTGTTTTTAGTCCAGTGACTAGAGTATTGACCACCAGTTTTTTTTGCGTCAATGACATTCATTACTGAATCTTTAAGTAATTTATAATAATTTTTTTCAGAGGACGTTTTACTTCCCCAACCTTTATCGGCCATTTTTACCACCTTAAAAAGAATACTGGTTATATAGTAACATTTCTGCACTATATAACCAGTCTTATATTTTGGATTATTGTTAATTAAATAGTCTTTTTTGTTGCCTTTGGGGTATTGGCTACCTTTTTGATAGGAGTTTTTTTGGGCGCTGAATTACCAGTTGCTTTTGGTCTACCAGGCTTTTTCTTTTCTGGTTCAGAAACCTTTATATTTTTCTCATATTTGTCATCCAAATCAATGCCACCCAACTTTGGCTTTTCAAAGCTAACCACTGGTTCTACTGTAGAATTCACTGATGTAGTAGGATTAGTTTGAAATATTGGGGATGGTAATTCTTTCTTTTTTGAAAATAATATTTTTCTTGCAATTTTTTTAATAAGTTTCATTTTTTCTCCTGTTACTTTGTACCTTGCTGTGATTCCTTAATGAGCATATAACGCTCACCAGTCTCTTTTGAAGCTAGAGAAAATCCATAGGCAACAGCTTCTTCAACTGCAGCCGTAAGGGCCTCTTTATCCTCAAATGAAACACCATGCAAAGGTATAGTAACCCCTGCATAGACATCAATATTTTCAAAATTTCCAATATTGATTTTTCTATTTACTCCACATATTACTATGGGAGAGCTCGTTAAAGAAATTTCATTACTCAAAAGATTTACCGCCTGATCTAAGGGAGAATCTATAGATTGCTCCATTGCTGTTTTTGTTATCTTAGGCATATACGTTTACAAATTCGTTAATTATTTCCAGTGTCTTATTTGTTTGCTGATCAATTGATAGCTCATCGGTGACTATTATAGCAGATGCAACTGATTTAACCAAGTCACATTCCTTTTCTGATTTGTGAAAAGATTGCTCAGCTGTCATTAGATGACCATCTCTTTTTAGCATTCTTTCATTTCTAGTTCTCTGAAGGGCGTCAAAATATATAACCATTCCGTTTGGTTGATTTAAAATTTTATCAGCTTCATTTTTAAATCTAACATCTGAAATCATAATCCCCACATGCTTTGGGTTATCTTGAAAGCTCTCAGAAGAGATAATATCTCTATGCATTTTTGCAGCCTTATATATCACCCATTTAGCAAATACATCGGAATCATATAATCTACATAGATCTCCTGCTTTTTGCAGAAAGGATCTTGGTTTGATTCCTTCTGGTTCTATACCCAAATGGTATAACTGATCAACGAGATCAGTAAAATGTTTATAATCTGGAATATTTCCTAGGGCATTACCGCCAAAAAGATCAAATAACACTTCATGTATAGAAAATAATTGTCTATCTTTTTGTCTATAACCAAGGGCTGTTTTCTTGATTCCGGCTATTTCATAAAGTGGTAAAGTAAAGAAAATATGATCCCAAATAATGTCTCCATCGGAATTATTAATTCTTGCTTTTGGAACTATCTGATCAGCTACAGATGTTTTACCACTAGCTGCTTTACCAGATAAACCAATAATTATTGGATATTCAGGATGATATTTTTTTTGTATACTCATATGTTCTATTATAGCACTTAAATCTTGGATACGTACTCTTTTCTAATCTCTAATTCATTAAGAAATGCGTTTGCTAACGCATCTGGCTCCCAAACAAATGACCTATTTACTTGAATTACTCGAAAATTAAATTCTTCCCTAATCTCTTCCACTGTCATTAGAAGTGGAATAAGAGATGCATTTTTGCATTTCCATTTACCGTTAATTTGATTTGCAACCACAGCAGAATCCGTATATATGATTGGATCTAATAAATCAGCCATAGAGCATATTAATAGACCGGCTATTACGGCTTCATATTCTGCTTCATTGTTAGTTCTGGGGCCAAGACCTCTAGCAAATTGTGCTATTTTTTTTCTATTTTTATAGACGACAGCAGAACAAGCTGCTTCTCCAAATTTTTTTTGACCCTGACCCCGTGATGCTCCATCACAAAAAACTTCTATATTCATTTAACACCATTTTCAGTTTATTTTTAGCAGAGAATATATGTCTAGGAGCATATCTTCAACTTCTTGCCTTGCGTATAATTCTCTATCTTTAGAATATATTTCATACAAAAAGTTTTCAATTTCTGATTTCAAATCACCTATTTGCTCCTGAGTCAATTCTAATGTCATATTCTATTCCATGTTTTTTGGCGGTGTTAATTATATTACTTTCATGAGAATTGCTGGATATCTGAATTGTTTTATCTAATAGATATCTATCACCCTTATATTCCACTTGTATAGGGAAATTTAAATCTTTTCTTTTTTCTGAATAAAATTGTTTAGATGATCCAACACTTTTATAGTAACCTATAAACATATAATATCTCTTTTCCTATTTAGTAAGTACTAAAATCAGATTCTAAATAAGAACCTTTTTCTTCACGATATGCTGCTACCTGCATCGATTGGATTTTATCCATTAATTTTCTGGCTGATTCTGAAGCAATGCGAGCTGAATTTTCCATTGATTCAGCTAGGCTAACCATTGCTTCAGCTGTAACCATTTCAGAATATTGTTCTTCTGCTGCAGTCATAGCAGAAGCTTCTCTTTCAGCTTCATTTTTTCCAACACGATTTGCCTTATAAATTCTCTTATAGTTGCCCTCTACAATCTTAAAGTGAGCTCTAGCCATTCCAGCAAATCTAGCAGATCGTCCATAAACATTGGATGCTCTAGCGACTAATGAGGCTATGTTGTCTATTCCTAAATCAACTATATCAAGTTCGGGAATTTCTACAAAGTATTTGTTTATTTTTTCAGCAGAACTATACGCTTCTATTACCTCTGTTAATTGAGGTGCTAGAAAATCAGTAAGTAGTTGTTGAAGTTTTTCAATTGTCATTTTACTTTCTCCGTAGATAGCAGGATTGCATACTCATCAATATCTAATTCAATGATTAAATCTCTAACTTTGTTTTTTATTTTAGTTAAATGCTCCCTAATTGTATTTGGGTGCTCATTAATTTTTAATGATATTTCACTAGATCTTTCGCCGTCTACATATCTCCATTTTAAAAGCTGTCTTTCTTGAATAGATAGTCTATCAAATGGTGGCACATTTTTCTCTCCAAGAACCCAAAATTCATCAATTTTATCAGTGGAAAGCATTTGTTCCAAGGAATACTCTACAGGATCTGCCTTAAAGCCAATAACATAGTTTTCGTCACTTTCATCCATTGTCGCATCGTCGTCAAGTAATGGAAAAGTTTTTCTGCCAAGTTGATCAATTAAAAACGTATCGACATTCTTTTTTAGTAAATAAAAAAAATAACTATATAAAAAACCACTAAATGGTATTGGTCCCTTGGCTGAATCCTTCCTTTCATATCTATTAATGCATTGAAAGAAAGTCAAATTAACTGTTTGGCGAATATCTTCTTCGTCGCCATACCTTCTTGCCATATAATTTATACCCCTCATGCATTCATTTATAACTTTCATATTTTTCTGATTAGGTTTATTTTTCATCAACGCAAAGCGTGTACCAGGATCCTTAATAAAAAGAGATATAAACCTTCGAATATCATAATCATTTAGATTAAACTTAGCATAGTATAACAGCGAAGTATATTTAGTTAAAAAGTTACTAAAAACTTTTAATAATTCTTCTTGATGCCCATTCGAACCTTTTTTTGCTTTATCTATAAGATATTGCATTTCGCTTTCTTGCAGTGAATAATATTGCTCTTTATAACTACTCATTTCTTACCTTCCCAATTTATAAAATAATCACCATATATATCTCTTATGTCTTCATAATAAATTACTACTGGAACTTCTAGTTCGTTCATAAAATTTTTAGCGTCAGTGGAATATTTACCTATAACGCAAGTAAGGTTAACAAACTCATCTGGATAATATCTTTTAAATCTTTTTAACTTTAATTTACTTTTATCATCTAGATAACCCTTAATCTCAATCCATTCATTATTTCTGGTCAATAAAAAATCTGGAGTATAAGCTCTCGTTCCCCTTTTGATTGGAAATGGAAATACTGTTGGTTCAAATTTGAAATCAATTTTATATAATTTTAAGATTCTGACAAAGTTAGCTTCCCAACTTGATCTAACGTTCATATCAATGTCTTTCCTGTAACCAGTCCTGGTATACTGATACGCATTGCCTTTTCTCCTTTTGGGAAGTTCATCATTCATGATTGCTTGTTCAACCTGTTTATTCCTAATGTTGTTTAGATTAGGATGTTTTTTGAACGAGGATTTTTCCAGAAAAAAATCTTTTGGCGTTGCAATTTGTGTCTGCATCGTGTATCCTTTATGTCTATAAGCGTATCTATATTATACAATAAAAAGTAAAAAAAAACAAACCAAACGCTACAGCGAGAAGTTGTAGCTTAAAAAGAAAGAGAATATAATGTCCACCATGGATACACTAAATGAAATCATCAAGGAAACCATTGACCAGATGAACAGCGAAATTGCTGAAGATTTGGTTGTTAATTATGGTTATGATTTTGATTCAGCAATTAAGTTGGTTACTGAGTTCACTGACTTCGATATTGCTGATTCCGCTGAATCAGACTTCTGATTCTCTTTTTAAACAAATAAAGATGGGGCTGGGAAACCGGCCTCATTTTTATTTGTCTAATTCCTTTTCTTATTTCTAAAAACACCAGTACCGCAAGCGCCAGAAGCTGCGTGATCACAGTAGCTACACACTCTTACGTTAGAAGTAGCATTAAAGTTTCTGTCTGAAATAATATTATTTATAGATTGAATTAATTTTATTTTTACATTTTCAATATCTTGCTTAGTAAATAAGTGACCCTTTTTCTTTCCCGATCTAAGATAATATAATTCGGCATATATTTCTTTATCTGGAAATATATTATCCATAGCTAGTGCATATATTCCTAGCTGTAAATTATTGGGAACTTCTTTAACGGCAACTTCCCATTTGCCAGTTTTATAATCAGTTATATGAACTCTATCTCCATATACATCTACTCTATCTATGAAACCTATTATATTATAGCTTCCAATAATTAAATTAAATGAAAGTTCTTTATCAAAGATATGAAAATCTACATCACTATTGGTATCAAAAAAATCATCTATTATTTGAGATCCAACAGATACCAGATCATTGGATATCTGATTATCCGGATCCCAAATTGAAATATTTTTTTGATATTCTAACTTTAATTCCTCTAAATCTATTTGCTTATTATTTTCTAATTTATTTTCCAATACAGAGTGAACAATGTTCCCAAGAGCTGCTGCTGCATTGAATTGCCTTGGTTCTTTTTGTATATAGGAATAAAAATATTTAGCTGGACATTGCGTATAGGTGTCTATTCTAGAGTACGAAAAATCTACTAAACTAAGTCTTTCCAAATAACTAAGTGATTCATAATTTTTAATTGGTATTGATAACAAAAAATACTCCTATTCATATTCGTTTGGGTCAAAAACTAGATTTCCTTCCTTATCATATTCTTTTCCCATTTCATCTATTGTATGGCCATTATACTTATTAATATAACAACCATTTTTAGTTGGAATCCAACCAGTTTCACCTATTTCCATATAATCATCAGATGGCCACATTTTTGCCACCAACTGTAATCTCTACATCTGTTATATCATCGGCGTTCAGGTAATAGTGCACAACTGTGTATAGATCTTTCAAATCTTTTGGCGTTAAATAAAATCCAACGCACGTGCACTGTATGAATAATTTATCTTCGTAATTATACGTTGAATCGGTATATTCAGTTAATTTAATATTTCCTTTTTGTACAACTGCGGGAACTGACATTTTTACTCCTCATAAATTGTTATTGGATTCCAGTTTGGATCATCCATTTTTTCTCGCATATCTTTTACGTAAGAGTCCCAGTCTCTTTCGTCTTCTGTTTTCTTTTCATATTTTACGTTACCTTTAAATGGATTTGATTTAAATCTAGTCAAAACCAAACGACCTTGTTGTGTCTTCCATCTGAGAACTCCATTTTTGCAATCACAAAAATCCTCATTGTCAACTTTAATTTTTAAATCGCGATCATATCTTCCCGAACATCCATTACACTTAGAATATCTACCTTTATCTTGACACCTATTGCAGGATGGGCAAAATACCCAACACCATTTCTCCACAGGATTAATAGTAGGACCAATACTAGACATTATTACTCTCCAATTCAATTAGCTTTTTAATTGATAACTCCACGCTAGGTGTGGCTTCTATTTTATACTTGTAAATAAATTTATGTTTTCCAGAATTAACCTGCAAAAATACAGGTCTATCTCCTTTTGACGAATTAATTATATCATATATTTTTTCAAGTAGTACTGGTGATATATCTTTATTTATATCAAAAACTAAAGCTTTTCCTGTTAAAAATAAATGTGAATCTATTTTTTCACACGAAGAGTAATATATTTTAGGGACTGGATTTTCTTCATCTCCTTCTTTTGAAAGATTTCCAGATATTATTAATACATCACCTTTATTAAAATAATCATCAGATATAGATTTAGCTGCGTTGGGGAAAATTATTATTTCAATATCAGAAGATATATCTTCAATTGTAATCTTAAACATTTTTTGACCTTTTTTAGTCATTATTTTTTTAATTGCAGTAACTATTCCACCAATTTTTACAGAAGATCCAACAGTATAATTAACTATATCAATTATTTCACATGTTATTTTTTTCGAAAGAATATCCCAAATACCAAGGACTGGATGCGTTGTAACATAAATGCCAAGTTCATCTTTTTCTTTTTCTAGAATAGACAATTCTTCTAGCCTATTGTAATCAGTTGTACAATCATCAATTAACTCATCTAATGCACCGGCCATTGCAAGGTGTTCTAGTGTTGACTTTTTAAGAATTGCAGGATCGCATCTTCTAAAGAAATCTGACAAATTTTTATATGGATCTAATACATCTCTACTTAATACTATTGCATCTGCTATTGCTGATCCTATTCCGTTGATTGCCGACAGACCAAAAACTATAGAAGTATCATCTATCACTTCGAAATCAAATCCAGAATAATTTATTGATGGCGGAAGAACTGTTATTCCTAGCTTTCTACAATCTGACAGATAAAAAGATTGCTTATCTTTATTGCCAACAACAGAGGACATAAGGGCTGCCATATACTCAACTGTGTAGTTTGATTTTAGATAAGCTGTTACATAACTAATCATTGCATAACTGGCGGCATGAGCCCTATTGAAGCCATAACCACCAAAGTATTCAATGTCAGAAAATATCTTATTGGCTAGCTGTTCAGTTATTTGAGAAGACTCCACACAACCATCAACAAACTTACTACGCATTTTTGCTATTTTATCCATCAACTTTTTGCCGATAACTTTTCTTAAATCATCGGCTTCGGCAGAAGTAAACCCTGCCAGCTCTCTTGCAACACCTAATACATCTTCCTGATACAGCATAATTCCTGAAGACGTAGCCAAAACTTTTTCTAATTTTGGATGATCATATTTAATTTTACTACGACCATGCTTTCTGTCAATATACTCCTTATCCATCCCAGACCCCATCGGACCAGGTCTATGAAGGGAAATAAGAGCCATTATATCTTCAATGCTTCTTGGTTGAAGTGCAATCATCATTTCTCTCATAGAAGAAGACTCAAGCTGAAATACACCAGCGCAATTTCCTCTACACAATTCATCATAAGTTCTTTCATCATCTAGTGAAATTAGATCAATGTCTACAATCTCATTTCGGTGCTTTTCAATTAATTTAACACAAGAATCAATCACACCCAAATTTCTTAATCCAAGGAAATCAATTTTTAATAATCCACACTGTTCGACTCTACCCATATCCCATTGGGTAACTAT